CTCTACAACCGCGTATACGGCCACTGGAGAGGTTTCCGGAACTGGCTATACCGCAGGCGGCGTGACAGTGACAAATGCCACCGCACCGGCCACCAGCGGCACTACAGCGTACTGGACGCCAAGCGCCAGCATTACATTCAGTTCTGTGACTTTATCCACAGCCTTTGATTGCGTCTTGCTGTACAACTCGACTCAGTCAAACAAGGCCATCAGCGTGCATACCTTTGGCAGCCAGACGGTGACTGCTGGTACGTTCACGCTGACTATGCCTACCAATGATGCAAGTACCGGCCTGATCAGGCTGGCTTAACGCAGGGGCAGCGGCATGGCTGCTTATGGAACAGGTTATTACGGCAAGGGTGTCTATGGCATAGGCAATGTCGTCATCAGTAGCAATCAAGCCACTGGTGCTGTTGGTACGTTGCTGGCAAGCCGATCAATTCAAGAAGATGGAACGATTGCCACCGGCAATGTAGGTACAGTAGGAATCACCAGAACTGTTGCCATCACTGGTAATGCATCAACCGGTGCTGTTGGGTCGGTTTTATCTTTATCAAGTCAGGCAGTTACAGATAATGTGTCAACCTTGTCTGTTGGTAGCGTTACTCAGTCTGCTGCAATTAATTTAAGCAGTAATACATCTACAACTGATGTTGGCTCAGTTGGTATAACCAGCACCAACGCAATTACTGGAAATGCTGCAACTGGTTCTGTTGGCACTGTTGGCGCAGAAGTTATATCGTTTCAAGACATAACTGGTGTTGATGGTGCAACTGATATTGGATCAGTTACAACTGTTATTGAAATTGCAATAACTGGTGTAGAGCTTTCAGGATCGGTTGGCACGCTAATCGGCTTTGGATGGGGCGCAATTCCTGACACACAAGAGTCATGGACGGCGCAATCAGATAATTCGGAAAGCTGGACGCCAGTAGGTGATTCGTCCAGCAGCTGGACACCTGTTTCGGATACGTCAGAAAACTGGTCTGATTTAGCAGACAATTCAATCAATTGGCAAGAGGCCGCATAGGAGTTTTAATCATGGCAGATACCACCACCACCAACCTATTATTGACAAAGCCAGAAGTAGGTGCGTCAACAGATACATGGGGAACAAAGATCAATACTGATCTAGACACCATTGATGCAGTATTCAAGAATGATGGCACTGGTACTGCTGTTGGTGGTACAGCTAACGGTATTGTTTATTTAAATAGCACAAAAAAGCAAACCACAGGAACAGCACTTGTGTTTGATGGCACAAATTTGGGTATAGGTGTTACGCCAACTTATAAATTAGATGTTACTGGCACATCAAGCGTTGAAAGAATTGCTCGTTTGACATCTGTTGGAACAGATGCTAATGCTATTCTTGAATTAACTCCAACAGGCGTTGCAAATGGAATTGTCAATGCAACCACAACTGGTTTAGGTTTGGCTGTTGCAGGTTCAACGAAGGTAACCGTACTTGCCAGCGGTAACGTGGGGATAGGTACTAGTTCACCAACTGATACAGGTGCATATGGAAAAGCACTAGATGTACAAGGAAGTGGTGGCTCTGCTGTTTATGTGCGTTCTACAACAACTCCATCAACTAACTATGGATATATTGGATTTACTGGTGGCGCAGGTAATTTAGATATTTGGAACAACCCCGCTGGAAACATTCGTTTTTATAACAATAGTTCAGAGCGTATGCGTATTGACTCCAGCGGTAATTTGCTATTAGGAACTACTAGCTTAACAGGTAAATTAGCAATCGCTGGTTCTGGAAATCAAGCTATTAATGTACAAAGAACAGATGCTTCTACAACAGGAAGTAAAGCTACTTTTGTTGGATATGATTCATCTTCTAATGCGGTTGCGGCAATGGACTATATTGCTGATGGAGCTGATGATTCGGCATACATTCGCTGGAGAACAAGACCAACTGGCGGTGCTTTAACAGAACGCATGCGTATCGACTCTGCTGGTAACGCTTATATTGAAACAGGATTGTTGTGGCAATATGCGCCAACACCAACCACAAAAGCTGCTGCCGCAACATTAACTGCTGCTGAGTTAGCAACAGACATTATTACCCTTACAGGTACAACCTACACTATTACTTTGCCAACAGGTACTGCGCTAGATACATATTACACAGGTGTACCAGCAGTTAATATTGGTTATGACTTCCATATTGTCAACACAGCATCAGGAATAATCACAATAGCTGTAGGTGCATCTGGCATGACTTCTGTTGGATTATTAACAGTTGCCGCAACTGTTTCTGCCCATTTCCGTTTGCGTAGAACTGCTGCAAACACTTACATTCTCTATCGTCTGTCTTAATCAGGAGCAATCATGTCAGCAACAATCACTTGGGTTATTCAACAACTTGACCGCCAGACATCTGACGGTTTTGTAACAACAGCACATTGGATAGCAAGCGCAGTAGACGATGACTATTCTGCATCTGTCTACGGCACTTGCGGTTGGTCTGATGGTACAGTGACAATTCCATACAGCAAATTAACTCAAGATACCGTGCTTGGTTGGATTTGGGAAAATGGCGTAGATAAAGACGCAATTGAAGACGCATTGATTGATCAGATCAATGCAAAAAAGAATCCTGTAACTGCAACAGGAGTGCCTTGGTAATGGAAAAAATCACACTTCCAATTAATTTGATTAATGGCGTTTTGCAATACCTTGGAACTCGACCATATGGTGAAGTTTTCCAAATCATTGAAGCTATTCAAAAAGAAGCCAAAGAGCAGATACCAGTAGAGATGTCAAATGAGGTAACAAGTGGATAACGTGGAAAAAGAATTTGCCATCCATCAGGCGATTTGCGATCAACGGTACAAGGCCATTGAGGAAAAGCTGGAGTCTGGAAAGAAGCGCATGGAGAAGATTGAGATTCAACTATACATTGTGATTGCTGCGATCTTGTTTGGTCCAGGCGTGGCGGCAGACATTGTCAAGAAGTTGCTGGGGCTGTAAATTGATCCGATCACGCTATGCATCATGGCTGCCGGAATCTGTAAACAGATTCAAGCAGGCTGTGATTTGTACCGTGAATGCAAAACGCAATTCGTTGAGGTAAAGAAAACCGCTGATGAGGTTATTGCAATTGGCAAAGAGGTACAGGGGTTCTGGAAACAGTTACTGAAATTCTTTTCCGGAAAGCCAAAACAGCAACAGCAGCAACCTAAGCCAGCGGTAAAGAAGAAGGAAAAATTTGTTGAGGTAGATGAGGAAGCAATACTGAATGACGTTGTAGATCAACTAATTCAATTCTTCCACTTGCAGCAACAGTTGGCTGATCACATTCGATCTGAGGAGGAGAAATCCAGAACGGTCTACGATCCTGACGCAAATCTGTTTGAGGCGGCCATCAAGCGAGTCAGAGCACAAGACCAGATGCAAAAGCTGGTTGAAGATATCAGGATGGCGATGACGTGGAATGCGCCACCAGAGCTTGGTGCCTTGTACAGCAAGGTCATGGATATGCGTGAGATCGTTGGTGCAGAGCAGGAGGCCGCAAGGCTGGCGCAAGAGTCAAAGGACAAGAGGAAGCTATGGCAACGTCAGCAAAGGGAGGCAAGCAATCGGCTAAAGGTAGGAGTCAGCGTCCTAACCTTGATCCTTATCGTATACCTGTGGACATGGTTCGTGTGGCTGAGTCAGGCGAGGATACTGCGATGAGTGCATTTGGATGGATTGCTGCGGTGGTGCTGGTTGCGCTGATGTTGCCACTGCTGGCATTCATGCTGCTCGATACCTTAGAGCAAAAGCAAGAGGTGAGACAGCAGTTAGAAAAAGTGGAAAAATTACGCCGTGAAGTTGAGAGGAAAAACCGTGACAAGACTCCTGATTCCATTACTGACAATCCTGTTTTTGACAGGGTGCGAAGACCGTTTTAGATACCCGTGCCAAGACCCAAAGAATTGGGATAATGCAGAATGCAAGCCTCCCATCTGCACCGCCACAGGAACTTGTCCTGATCAACTTGTTAAACCCGAACAGGAGAAGAAGTGATGCCAACAGTCGTGATGAACAAACCAAGCCGCATGACGGCAGAAGAGATCGAAGTCCGCATCTGGGCATTTGTGATTTCTGCCTTGACGCTGATTCTTTTCGGGTCGGTGGCGATGTTTCTATACAGTGTTTCCTTTGTCACTCAGCCAATGTCTGGCATGGCGGCCATTGATAAGGTGTACACCCAGCAGATCAATACCATCATGGTCTTCATCACTGGCGTGCTGGGCGGTGTCGCTGGCCGGTCTGCTGTCTCAGCCACCGCCAAGGCGATAGCCAAGGCAGATGCTGACGCTGACAGTGAGCCGCCGCAGCCATGAGTTTGTTTAACCCTTGGGTACTGCTTGGCATCGTCATGGCGGTGCTTTCAGCCTTTGGCGGTGGATACTACAAGGGCAAAGACGCTGAGTATCAGCGCCAGCAGTTGGAGATTGCTGCGCTGAATGTCAAGGCAAGGGAGACTGAGAAGGCCATGGCTCAGGTGGCGCAGAGTTATGGTGAGACATTACGAAAGGCGAACAATGCTGCAAAGATTAAAGAAACAAAGCTACGCGCTGATATTGCCTCTGGTGAGCGTAAGCTGTTCATTCCTGTCAAAGCCGCCGAGTGCGCCGTATCAGCCTCCGCAGATACCGCCGTTGCCGGTGGAGATCACAGCGGAACAACATCAGCCGAACTTGACAGAAAAACTGCTGACGATCTTGTCGCCATCGCCGCCGAAGGAGATGCCGCCATCAGAAAACTCAACGCCTGCATCCAAACCTACGAACAAATGAGGACCATGAAATGAATCTATCAGCCAACTTCAGCCTGCATGAACTGAGCAAATCTGAAACCGCATTGCGGATGGGGTTTGACAACACGCCAGACGAGGAAGCAACAGAGAATTTGCGCCTGCTGTGCGAGAAGGTGTTGCAGCCGGTGCGTGACCATTACGGCAAGGGAGTGAAGGTGAACTCTGCCTACCGTTCACCTGAGTCCAATGCGGCTGTCGGCGGGTCAAAGACCAGCGACCATTGCAAGGGCATGGCGGCAGATATTGAGATACCTGGCGTGGCAAACGCTGACCTTGCACAGTGGATCATGGACAACCTTGAGTACACGCAGTTGATCTTGGAGTTTTACACGCCAGGCATTCCAGACAGCGGCTGGGTTCACGTCAGTTATGACCCAAACAATTTGAAAAAGCAGGAACTGACCGCCACCAAGGTTGCGGGTAAGACTACCTATTTGCCTGGCTTGGTGGCGTAATCCATGGCTACAAACCTCGATCAGCAGATCACGACACCGGCACCGCCAAACATTGGCAAGCCATTGGCGTGGTACGAGGAGAGGTTTTTAGCAGAATCCTTTGGTGCGCTCAATGTCTATTTCAGAAAGCTGACAGCACTGTTTGCGTCTCTATTTGGCCCGCGTGGTGGGAAGTGGATCAACAATCCCTATGGTGCGTTTGAGGACACCACAGATCAGACTGCAACGGCCAACACAGCCACCGTCATGACATTCAACACTACCGACTTCAGCAATGGCGTGACGGTGGTGTCTAATTCCAAAATAACTGTGGCGCAGGCTGGCATCTACAACTTGCAATTTAGCGTGCAGTTTGAAAATACCGACACGCAAGAGCATGATGTCACCATTTGGCTGCGTAAGGACGCATCAGGCGCTGGGGTGGACATTTCTGGATCGGCTGGCTTGGTAGGTATTCCAAGTTCGCATGGCGGCATCAATGGTCACATCATTGTGGGTTGGAATTACTTCATCTCATTGGCGGCAAATGAGTTTGTCGAAATTTGGTGGTCAACACCATCAACTCAGATATCCATCCAAGCCTATGCCGCAGGAACATCGCCCACCAGACCGTCAACCGCGTCAGTGGTGGCTACCATGACATTCGTGTCCAATTTATCTACAGAAACCGCATAATCAAGCCATGGCACTCATACCCTTAAAAATCCCTCCAGGCGTGTACCGAAACGGTACTGAGTATCAGTCTGCCGGACGCTGGTATGACGCAAATCTTGTTCGTTGGTACGAAAACACATTGCGTCCTGTTGGCGGCTGGCGTAAGAAGTCAAATAGTCAAATGACAGGAAAGTGTAGAGGTTTGCTGACTTGGCGTGATAACACTGGCAATCGTTGGATTGCTGCTGGTACGCATTCCAAGTTATATGTGATGAATGAGGGAGGAAATCTAAAAGATATTACTCCAACAGGATTCACGGCAGGGACTGCTGATGCAATTATTAAAACTGGTTATGGTTATGGGCCTTATGGTTCATATGCTTACGGTGTAGCACGTCCTGATGAAACCTCTGTAAGTCCTGCCACCACTTGGAGTCTGGATACTTGGGGCGAATATTTGGTTGGGTGCTCGGATTCTGATGGCAAGTTATACCAATGGCAATTGGGTTTTTCAACGCCAACCTTGGCGGCTGCCATCACCAATGCACCAACTGGATGCGCGGCATTGCTTTCGACTGCCGAACGATTTATCTTTGCTTTGGGCGCGTCTAGCAATCCTCGATTGGTGAAATGGTGCGATCAAGAGGACAATACTGTCTGGACAGCATCTGCGACCAATCAGGCAGGCGATTTTGAATTGCAAACGGCTGGATCATTGAAAGCAGGAAAGCGCGTCAGAGGCATCAATCTGCTTTTCACTGACATTGATGTTCATACCGCTAGCTATGTTGGTCTTCCATATATTTATTCGTTTGAGAAAGCAGGATCAGGCTGTGGCGTGATTTCTGCACAAGCAATTGCAGCAATTGATACTGCCGCCATGTGGATGAGCAAATCAGGATTTTGGATATTTGATGGTTATGTCAAGCCTTTGCCTTGCGATGTCTCTGACTACGTTTTCCAGAATTTGAACTACAACCAATCCAGCAAGATTTATGCGGTTCACAACAGCAAATTTGGCGAAATCTGGTGGTTTTATCCATCCAGCGCCAGCAATGAGGTGGACTCATATGTGTTGTTCAACTACCGTGAATCGCACTGGAACATTGGAACTCTGGCGCGTACAGCAGGAACAGATCGAGGCGTGTTCTTGAATCCATTGATGGTGTCAACCGATGGATATGTCTATGAGCATGAGGTCGGCTATGCCTATGACTCTGCCTCTGTCTATGCTGAGTCAGGACCATTTGAGATCGGTCAGGGTGACAGCATCATGTCGGTGCGTCAGGTGATTCCGGATGAGCAGACGCTGGGAGAGGTGCAGATTTCGTTCAAGACGCGCTTTTATCCGATGGACACTGAGTACACCTATGGACCGTACTCGGCGGCAATCCCAACTGATGTCAGGTTCTCTGGCCGTCAGGTGAAGATCAGGTATACCGGAGCCGTGACAGACGATTGGCGGGTTGGCATCAACCGACTTGAGGCGGTTGCATCTGGTAAGCGTTGAGATGAAATTGAGAGAAAATGGCAGAAAAAGTACCTGTATGTATTCGAGATGATTACATCTTTTACTTGGAATTTTTCGACAATTTGCTTTGGTTTCACATTGACATCAAAAGATGGTCAGCGAAAGTTAAAAAAAATTGTCAAAAGGATTTTTTTAGTCTTGATGCATTGATTGGAAAGCCGATCTTTGCGTTGATACGAGAGGATGACATCAAACTTGCAAGATTTGCCAAATCGTTTGGCTGGTCTGAGAAATGTCAAATAAATTTATTGGACGGATCAAAGGCTTTTATCTATATCTCAAAGGTATAGCAAGGGGAATGTTATGGGTAAGGAGGTAACTAATATTGCCAAACCATTTACAAATCTTATTCAAGATACTGGTGGTAATCTTGGTAATCTTGTAAAAGATACTGGTGGCAATATTGGTAAAGTAATTGGCGGTCCAGTTGGAAATCTTGTAAAAGATACAACTGGAAATATTGGCAATCTTGTAAAAGATACGACAAGCAGCGATCTTGGAAAAGCCGCAATACTTGGCGGTGCTGCATATTTAGCTGCACCATATGTCTTTGGTTCTGGCGCAGCAGGAACTACTGCTGCTGAAACAGCGGGAGCGTCAGGTGTTATTCCAGCAGGGGCAAGTGCTGGAGGTACAGCATTAGCCACTGGCGGCACAGGTGCTGCATATGGC